TGACAAAAGACTATGTTCAATGGTTAGTGTAGGATTTTTTAAATCTATTGCTCTGTGAGATGTAGATTGAGATGATTCAGCAAAATCAAATCTCACTTTAATATTGTAATCACTTTGATTGTTAATGCCTTGTGTATAACTATCAGTATATGTTGAATAACTACCACAGTTATATCCATTACAACCAGCGATAGCTAAATCTCTTATCTGTGTAGTAACTGTTCCACTTGCATCAGTTATAGTCTGAGTCATTTTAATTTCTTGGTCGTATTGATTCCAACCCCACATGTCAGCACCAAGCGTTGATGTCCAACCACCATTGATTTGTGATTGGTTTAGTGTATCTCCTAGCGTAACTGTGTTTTCTATAAAATCACCATGCACACCAGCAACAATACTGTTGCCATGATTGTGTGATGGGTCGTTACAATTCCAACCACCATGTTCTTGATTGTTGTTAAAAAATTGTTGATTCAAAAGATTCCCTGTCTGTTCTGCAAACAGGGATATAGGAAAAATGAAAATGAATAATATTAAGTATCTCATTCTTTTATCGGTTCGTAAACCCAATTCTCGTTACTTCCATACACTTTCATCTCGCCTAAAGTTACAGAATGACTCGCACAGCTAGATAATATCAATGATAATAGCAATATTCTAATCATTCCAAGTCATGCTGGTTTTATTATCGCCAGTATTTTTCAGTTCAGTTTTTCTTTTTTCAATCCATCTTGCTTTTGCTTTGTCGCCAATTAATCCATCAACTGGACAGGGTGTTCCAGCGTTCATCATGGCTTTCCAAATATTTTCATCTTGACAGGCAAGACTAATTGATGCCACTTTCATGCCCAAACGAAAAAGCATATTTACAGATTTTCTTCTTTGACAATCTAAATCCAAATGGTAAGAGCCAAAACTTCCTGAGAATCCAATAAGTGTAACTCCAGCAGTTAATGGCACGACACAACTATCTTGACCATAGACACTCATGCTTGGTGCAGATGCAGTATTGACTGCTGTTTTAGTATTACTTGAATTATTAGTTTCATTATTTGTCGTACTGTTAGAAGATGAGCCTGATTGATATGTGGTTGCTGACTCATAACCACCAGTGATTGCAGTGTTACTTCCAGCATTGTTGCTTTGTGTATTTGTTGTTGCGCCACTTGATGTCACATCAGCTATAGCATCAGATATCCCATATGCCAATATTATAAATAACATGACAAGTACAACTTCTTTGTAAAAAGTGAACACTGTCCTCATCTCCTTACCAAACTACCACCAAAATACAAACCTACGATACTAGAAACGACATGTGTATCTAATGGAGTTATAACTAGACCAGTCATTGGTTTCCATTGAGTTATGTCTGTGCTTGAGGCAAATATCCACCAACCTTGCATCACCGATTCTGTATAACCAACATAAATTGGCATATCAGAATCAATGAATGGGGCTAACTTAGGTAATACCAAAATAGCAACCACACAAATTAATGCTATCCAACGCCTAGTATTCTTAGTGAAAGGGTCATCAACTGCTCTCGCCTTATCTTTTTGTTTTGCATCAAAATTTGCTCTTTCCATAAGCATCTTTTGTTCATCTGCCTTATCTTTAGACTTCTGCGCCATAATTGATAAGACACCACCAAGAACTGTAGATACAAGCATTGATATTAATTCTATAGGAAACATAATATTCTCACATAGTTTATATCATCAATCTAACAGAAAAAAAGACATAAAAAAAGAGCCATCAAGAAACGAGGGTGACTCAATGGCTCTAAAGAGTATCTGTCGTATAGTACAGAGTACGACTACCCTAATATAAATATCCAAAATATAGAAATTACTGACATGACTATTATTGCTTGTGCAATATCAGGTATTGAATCCCATATTTCATTAAACTTCTCTATCATTATTTTTCTCCTCTTTGATTACATCACCATGTTCATTAATTTTTTCTTTTTTAGTATCGCCATATTCATCATAGATTATTTCTTTAGCCATAGAATTTGCATATGACTTTTGCATAAATTCTATTTCATCTACATCAGACAACACTATTTCTTTAAATAATCTTTCTACTTCTTCGCAGTATGCTCTATGACTGTGAGAATATTTTGCTAGGTCAATATTCTTAACTGCATCTTTAAACTCTACAATATTATCTAACCACACTTCGTTATCCTCGTAGTATTCATCACATTCTCTTTGCATTTACCCACCTCTTTATCTTTTTTCACTCTTTTAAAATGTTGTAAAGTTTTACAGTTCATTTCATGTGATAAAAGAGTAATTTCTTTATCTCCATTATTATATCTTTTTATTTCATTTTCCAAGTTATTTATCGCCTTTTCTAAGTCCATTTTTAATTCTCCTTTTCTTATAAAACTTGGTATTAGATAATCTTTATTCATAATTGTCCACCATATCCTTTGCTTGTTCTTCTGTTAATTGATATTTATTTTTTATGTTATTGAGCAACTCTTTTTTAGCAAGTGTATCTCTAAACTTTTGTATATACTCTAAACTACTAAAGAATTGCTCGTTAAATATTCTACTCATATCTTGCTCTTATCAAATCTTTGAGTTGGAAAAAACCAAACTCTATAATTGCCATCATCAAGATATCCAGCAATTTTCCAATCTCTTTCATCAACCCACCTACTTGTAATACCAATACTTTCTTTCTTACAAAAATTTTCATAATTACTTTTCATATTTCTATTACAAGTTAAGCTGTCGCCATCTTCAAGGTCGAATATAAAACCATATCTGTCTATCATGGTTTGTCTTTTCATACCCTTTGATTTACTCCTTGATGGTATAGGTATATTTTTATCTATTTTCATTTTCTAGACCTGATTAATTTTTCAACCATATCCAGTCTTCTCAAAATCATTGAGTCAAAACTATCTATATCGGTGGCATCTACTTTATCTATAAAAAGACTTATGTCATAGATTGCTGAACCTATGTCACTCTTTCTTTTAGACATTGCACTTTTTTTTATGCAACCTAAAAACTTTGTTAAAGTAATCCCACTTTTTAATGTATTCTTCATTTTATTTATCCTCGTTTTATTATTTATACAATAAGTATATACTACTGGAAGTATAAATAAAAGGATTTATTCATTTATTTTTAGGTTTCTTTTGAGCCAATAAAGGGTCTATTATACCATTATTTACATATCTTAAATGGTCATTAGATTTGGTTATAGCATCAATACTGGTACATATCTCATCAATATTATATCGGTTAAAATTATCAGATATGAGTTGATTTATTATATTGATTCCATGATAACTTGCTCTTTCTCTAACTACTTTACCAACTTGTTGTACTCTATTTTTTAATTCTTCTTCGCCCAGTTGTTTTAATTTTTCTTGATATTCATTGTTGTTCATTTTTTATATCCTCCATTAGTTCAGGAGTATAATCTCCAGTATATTGATTAAACACTCTTATAAAATGTGTTAGTTCCATTTCTCCTATTTTAATATATTCGTTTTTAGAATGTGAATACCTTTCTACATCTAAAATTTCTAATACATCACAAGGTGTTACTCTTTTTTCTGCACTTTGTAATATTTCCAATATATGTTTTATTTTCATTGCTTATCTCCAGCTTTCGCCATTTACCCAGCAAACTAAAACTTTACGAGTTCCTTTGGTCACTGGTGTAACACAATGATTCATAAAACTTGTGAATGCTACTAATTCATTATCATTATTTTTTATAACTACTTCTTCACCACCACTCATTATTTTCAATTCTCCACCCTCGAAATCTTCATCTAATATCCAAGAGATTGATATTTTTCTAGTAGAACCTATTTCACAATTTATATCGGTATGAGTTTTATAAAAATCTCCAACACTATATTCTAAATATTGAATATCTTGTATAGCTGATATTCTATAATTAAATATTTTATTAAGCTCAACTGCATAAACATGAAATAAACCACCTATCTTAGAATCTAAAGGTATTCTCCACATCTTAACTTTTCTAGTAAGTTTATCATCAACACCATAATTGACTTTAGCATCTTGTTGAACTCCAACACCACTCGATAATTCTACTCTTGCTGAAACTAAATCTGCACGATTGACAGGAAGTTTGACAACACCATAGTTTGGTATTTTATCCATATCAGGATTACCATGTGATTGAAAGAAACTAGTTTTTAGAATTGTTAAAGACATAATTAAACTCCTTTTGGTCGTGGGTAGTCAAAGCTATAACTACCCACTTGATGAAAATGCACCTATGTCTATATGAGGAAAACATTACAATGGTGTGCTATCATCTTTTTCTCTTATCTCTAAACCATAGTATGATTCATTATCATATACATTCAAAGTTTTATCTTTGCCATCTATATTTATAAACCCAGTTTTAACTGTTTTAGAGTCAGATTTTTTTGGGTCGAACAAACAACCCACCTCTGCATATACAGTAAAATATTCTGTTCCTTTGGAAGATAATGCCTTTGTGACAATTACTTTTTTAGGAAACCTATCAGGTATTCTACTACCATCTTCATTGGTATATGGTTTACTATCTTTAAGACTTCCTTTCTTAAATAATTCTAAACCATCAGGGTCAGATAATGAGCCTTTACAAAACAAACTATCTAATTCCATTTCTTCTTTAGGTGTTTGATTATCTGATTCAGCTAGTTCATTTTCGATATCAGTTCTATCCCATTCACTCATTTTACCACCTCCAAATTTTCTTCTTCTAAAATAGACACAGTTTGATATTTTCTATGTGGATTACATTCTCTTTGTAAGTCCAACATCATGTGTGCCTGTTTTTCTGTATCAAATGGTGTATTACCTACCAAATAATAAGAATTATTAATTTTTTCTATTACTAAATATTTCATATCACCTCCTAAAATTTATTTGTTTGATTATTATTAGTTGCCTTGACAGGACTTGCTACATTCCCATCATCATCATCTGAAATAATACTTCCGAACCCAAATAACATATGCAAAGAATATCTTTTAGCATATGTAACTGTAGAGGCAAATGCCTGTGGGTTTTCTTTATTATTTACAAATAATGGGTATTTACATTGTAAAGTTTCAGTATCATTTATATGTCTTACCACAGTATGTAAATACTGCTGACTGTCTTCACAAATAACACTTTGTGTAAATATTAAACCGAACTTTAAACCCTCATTAGCACATTCTATAGCATCTTCTAATGTAGAGTATGGAGTGCCTTTAGGATTTTCTTCTGATTTAAACCTACTATTTCTACCAGTAGCATCTGATTTCAATTTTAATTCCTGATATTTGTGCATAGCAGTAATTAAACCAAGCTCATCATTTTCTTTTCTTGTTTCCTCATTATGAGATTTTAAGTGTTTACTTTCCATTATATTTTCCTCTTATCATTGTTTAATATTACAACTATATACTATAAGTAATAATAAATATAGTATTATTTCTCCACTTCTATGTTATTTTTTTTCAAAGTATCTTTGACTGATTCTTTAATGAGTTTAGACCTGAGTGCTTTTTCAATATCAGGACTCATACCACTAAAAATAAATGTTTCATCAACGAGTTCTCCGATTCTTTTCTCGATACCCTTAACATTTTTATTATCTTTTTTTACTTTTATTTTCACCATTTTCTTTTTCTCCTATAAGTTTATTTAGATACCAAAGTGCTTTTTTCAAATCTTCAATACCATTCTTGTGTTTATACCTAGAAAGATATTTAATTATATTTCCCTCTAGATAATTCATTTTTTGGTCAAGTATAAATTCAATTACTTCTATCTTGCCTTGCTTGTAATGTTTTGGATTTATATTATCTTTCAAAATACAAACCAATCCTCAAACGTAGGCATAAATTTTTTAACATCTCGCCTAATCATTTGTGTTCCACCAGTTTCATCAGCACTTATAAGCACTATATTTTCAATATTCTCATCAAACATTTCATTATACATAACTGTATAAGCAGTTAATTGAACCCCATAATTATCTTTGATACTTTGTTTAGGTGTATTAGAAGTTTTAAAATCTATTACAGCTAGATATCCCTCATCATGATTATATGATTTGATTTTAGCGATACAATCTACACGACCATGAATTTTATAAGTGTCAGAATAAAGTTCAGTTTCTATAAAAACAATATCATCAATCATTTCTAAATAACTGAGCATATTCATGAATAGTCCATTCGCTAAAACACTGTCAGACCTATGAGATGTAGGCATTGAATTTTCATCTGAACTATAAAGATGTTTATATTTTGTCATAAAATATTCTTCTATCATCAGATGAACTTTTAATCCTCTTTCAGCACATCTTTTCATTTCAAAGTTAGCAACATCTTCACCTAATTCTTTTCTCCATTTTTCTAACCCACGATTGGGTCTAGCGTTAATTACACTTGTAACACTTTGGTAGCCAAGACTCTTTTTCTTAAGAATCTCGGCAGTTGCTATTGTTTTCCATTTTTCTTGTTTGGTCATTTTATAATTCCCCATTATCTTTTTCCTTTTAACTCTTTCTATCCCACAAACCAGTATTTAAAATATCTTCAATAGTATATTTGTTGCTTTCAAAATACATATCTCTTTCTATTGATAAACCCATAACACCTTTGAACTCTTTAAGTTCTTTAAGGTCTATATAACCAACCTCTCTTTCGTATAATTGTGCAACACCAAAAGCAATATTTGTTTCAGGGTCTAACTCAGTTAGCCACCAAGTACCAACACCTGTTGGATTAAATAATTTAACCACTACTTTAAAATCTACACTTGTAGGGTGTTCAGAATTCCATTCTTTTTTATGAGCTATGTGGTTTTTAATTAGTTTTTCTTTTTGTGCTTTTAAAAATAATTTCACGAAATTTCTCCTATGTAAATATATGTAGTAAATGTTTTTCCATTTATTGTTGTATCTTTAGATTCTATTTTAAAGTTATATCTAAGATTAAATATAACTGCTGATAATCTTGTGATTCTAAATTTTTCTATAGCAGTCCAAGAAGTGATTGTTTCATTTTTTAATAAATGCACTAATACTTTTTCAGCTTGTAGTTTTGGATTAGTGATATTATATCCTCTTAATAATTTATCTTTTTTCATAATATTTTCCTCGTTTAAGTTATTATGAATACAATCTTATACTTTAAATATTAATAAGTAAAGTATTAAAATACTTTTTTTATATTTACTTTTAATATAAAATAACCCATAATGGCATAACAAACATGGAGATAAATTAAATGAGATTTAAAGATTACCTTAAAAATCAATCACTTAGCGTAAGCAAAGTAGCTAAAGTATTAGATGTTCCAGAGGTTACAGTGAATTCATGGAAGTATGGACAAAAAATTCCAACGAAGAAAAACATGCATAAAATAATTGACTTTACTAATCAGGAAGTTCAACCGAATGATTTTTATCAATGAGTTTTACAGCAATTTCATGGGCAACTAAACAGAAGACAGATTGTGGTGGGAGTAAATTATTATTGCTCATGCTTTCTAATTATGCTGATGATGAAAATAAATGTTATCCGAGTCTAAATCATTTGGCAATTATTTGTTGTTGCTCAGAAAGTAGCATTCAAAGATACATAAAAAAATTAGTTAAATCTAATTTAATAAAAGTTTTCAAAACAGGAAAAGGTATTAGAAAAAATAACAACTATGTTATTCAATGTCCTAAAAATGATGTAGTCAATATGACTACTAATACTAATATAAATAACAACTTAAAAAAATTTGTTAGAAAAGGTAGAAATAAAAACTTCATTGCTGGTTAATTAATACTTTACTTA